AAATCCTAATCTTTCTTATATAAATACTCTTGCGATACCACATAAAAATACATAGAGAGTCGAATGCCAAGAAACCCGTACATATCACAGACAGTTAGATCAGAACAGGATCTCTATGAAAATATTATCATAGAGTCGATTAAGATCTATGGTCAGGATGTGCAGTATATGCCTAGAACACTTGTCGCTGAAGATAAAATCTTTGGGGAAGATGTTGTATCTAGATTCGACGATGCATACACTGTTGAAATGTATTTGGAGAATATTGACGGGTTTGACGGGGATCAGGATCTGTTTACTAAGTTCGGTGTTGAGATTCGTGACAGAGCGACTCTGCACGTCTCCAGACGATCCTGGGACCGACTCGTAGGATTTAATGTAGATTATGACAGACCAAGAGAAGGTGACTTAATCTACTTACCACTGTCAGATCAAATCTTTGAAATCATGAGAGTGGTTGATGATAAACCATTCTATCAATTATCAAATCTTCCTACCTATCGTATGGAGATTGAACTGTTTGAATATGGTGATGAAGACTTTGATACAGGTGTTGAATCTATTGATGAAGTGGAAGCAATAGGTAATCGTATTAAACTGACTCTGGCAGCATCCAGTTCAAATGAATTTAAGCTTGGTGAGAATATTGAGTACTTAGTAGATAGTGCTGCAGGACCTAAACTGATAGCAGAGATTGTCAACTGGGATGCTTCTACAAATGTTCTTGAAGTTGCGCATGTAGGTTCTACTGATGGTTTATGGAGAACGTTCTCGGCAGGTACTACAATTACATCTACTGAAACAAGTATTACAAAAACGATTAATTCTATTGGTGATGAATTACAGCAGGTATTCAGTCAGAATGATGACTTTGAAACAGAAGCAGATGGTTTCTTAGATTTCTCTGAAGGAAATCCGTTCGGAGAGGTGACCTAATATGTTTAATCAGCATTTCTATCACGAAAAGATTAGAAAGTGTGTAGCAGTATTTGGTACGCTGTTTAACAATCTCTATGTGCTTCGTAAGGACTCATCAGGCGCTGTTATCAGTCAGATGAAGGTTCCGCTGAGTTATGCCCCTAAGCAGAAGTTCTTGGAACGTATTCGTGAAACTGAGGATATGTCTGATGCTAAGTTGGCGGTCAAATTGCCAAGAATGTCTTTTGAAATGACATCTCTATATTTTGATCCAACCAGACAACTACCAAAGACAAACAACTTTACACGTCAGGTCACAACAGATAATTCTAAGAGAACTAAGTTTTTTACATCTGTTCCATATATTTTAAACTTTCAGCTGAATATCTTATCTAAGACGAATGAAGATGCAGTACAGATTCTAGAACAGATTATTCCGTTTTTTAATCCTGCATATACAGTTACGATGAAACCATTTACTGACTATGCAGATATTACCGAGGATATTCCCGTATCTTTAATTGGATTATCTTTCTCTGATGATTATGAAGGGCAGTTAGAAAGCAGAAGAACGATTATCTATACTCTAGACTTTGAGATTAAAACAAGTTTCTTTGGTCCTATCTCCAACTCGTCTATTATTCGTAAGTCGATTGTTGACTTTACTGATCCAGATACGAATGCGCTTCTGGAAAGAATTACTGTTGAACCGAATCCTAGTGATTTAAACATTATCGCAGATAGCGATTTCTCAACAACTGTAAACTATATTATCCCAGGTGAAGGCGATAGTGCCTGATTATAAATACAAATAAAAGGGAAAGTATAATACCATGGGCACAAGAGCAAACGATATTGCATCTTTATTTTTAGATGGCACTAATGCCACTATCAGTGGAAATGCTACTATCAGTGGAACCGTATCGGATAGTGATGGAAGCCTCAGAACAATTGGCTCGACTACTTTAATCACCTCTACACCCTATACCATTCCTTCTGGGTCTTCTGGTAAGTTGTTTAGAATTGATACTGGAGCAACACTTGGCACTACTACGGTCAATGTGAACGAAGCAAACTTTGATCAAGGTGATATTTTTACAATCTTTAATAATACAAACTCTGATAGAACTGTTACCTTTGATGCTAACTTTACCAACAATGTTCGTCTTGCTGGTACTGATAGTAACTTTAATGGAGTAAATATGACTCTTGCTTTATTCGGAGTAGCTACTTTTGTTGCATATGAAAGTGATGGTATGGCAGTAAGTGGAAACGTAAGCTAATGAGCGTTGTCCAGTTGATGATTAATGCTGCTTCGGGGGCTTCGGGGGCTGGCTTCGTTGTTGAAATCCTAGTCGTCGGCGGCGGCGGCTCGGGGCTGGAGCATGGCTCAGGCGTCGATTTTGGGGCCGGTGGTAATGGCGGGGATGTGACGGTCGGGGCGTCATTTGCGCTAACCACGGGGGCTCCGTTGTCTGTTGAAATTGGCAGCGGAGGCGCAGTGGTAACATCAGCTGCTGTCCCCGGGAACGCAGGCACGCGGAGCCTGTTTGGGACATTAGAGGCGGCAGGAGCCGGATCGCAGCCACGTCCAGCAAGTGTAGGCGTGAGTAATGGTTCATCGACCGTGCTGACATCACCTCTCATTACGCAGACCACTACCACGACGACGCAATACGCGGGTCAGCACGCCGGATATGGGCAATTTAACACTATCGTCGGCGGTGGCGCTGGTGGCTACGCTGACGCCTACTCATCTTCGGGCGGGCATCGCGCAGGTGCGGGCTACCAGTGGGGCGTGACCAATTCGTATTACGCTGGTGGTGGCGGTTCATCCGGTATCGCCGGAAACGCAACGTATTGGCCATACTTAGGTGGTCAGGGCGGCGGCGGCAACGGTGCGACGGGGTATAACGTCGCAGGCGGTAACGGGACAGTGAACACCGGAGGCGGCGGCGGTGGTGGATACAATGTTGGGTCCGGCGCTGGCGGATCAGGCGTCGTCATCGTCTGGATACCTCAGACTGGCTACACCGCAGCAAACAACAAGTACAGCCAAACCGGGCTGACAATCACCGAAACCGACAACTTCACGAACGCAGCGACAAGCGCGATAGGGACGCTGCTGACCATCACGGCGCACTCCGGCAGCGCCTCGATCACGTTTAATTAGGAATAGAAAGAAACAGAGAATGAGTAAAGCAGATAACTTAGCATCACTTCCAGTATCAAGTTCAAACATTGATATTACAGGATATGCCAAAGTAAGTTTAGTAGAACTTGCTAATAGTAATGCAGTGACATATGACATTTCTCAAGGTAATATTGCTCGCTGGAATCGTGATTCTTCTATTGTAGATGCATCAAATACGTTAACAATCACTGGTACTTCTGGTGGTGCTCTTGATGGCGCTGGCTTCTCTATTATGGCATACAATGGAGATGCTAACTCAGATAGAAGTATTACTTTTGCTGGTGGTTCTGGTATCACAATTCACTATGGCGATTCTTCTACAATTACATGGTCTGGACCAACTAAACACACTATTATTTCAGGACTGGTATTTGACTCTGCAACACTAGTCATCAATAATATTGCAACAGTAGGTTCGGTCTAAGATGTTTCCAGGTGTCTTCAATATGGCACTAGGTGTTGTACGTGCAGTAGCAGGCGCCGTTCGTCTCGGATTTCCAGGAATTGTATCTGGATATTCATCCGGCGGTTGGAATGATGTTTCAGGTGTGCGGGGGGTAAATTCGATAGTAAAATATTCATTTACCTCAGATGGTAATGCCACTGATGTAGGAGATTTGACTGTTGGTAGATACGGCGTTGCAGGGCAATCCTCATTCGAACATGGATATTCTACCGGGGGAGGCTTCGAGCCGCCCTTTGCCTATAAAAATGAAATAGATAGATTTCCTTTTGCGTCTGATACCAATGCTACTGATGTTGGGGATTTGGCGAATGTAGTATACTGGAACGCTGGACAATCTGATTTAGTTGGCAGTAATGGTTATTCAACCGGCGGTAATGGTTCCGCCGGGGATCAGGGACAGACAATAGAAAAATTTCCCTTTGCTGCTACTACAAATGCCACTGATATTGGTAATTTAAGAATTACGCAGAATTTTGATCCTATAGGACAATCATCCTCGATTGCCGGATATGTAACTGGCGGAAATCCAGCAGCCGTGGCACCAACCAGTTATAGTGCAATAGAAAAATTTCCATTTGCCTCTGATACAACTAGTACCAGCGTAGGTACTCTAGCTGTACGAACGTACTGGCAATCAGGGCAAAGTAGTGCTGATAACGGATATACTACAGGCGGCACCGGGGTCGACCCAGCTGCCCCCGGGGTACAAAATGTAATACAAAGGTTTCCTTTTGCCTCAGATAATAATGCTACAGACGTAGGAGATTTGACTTTTGCTAGAAGTGGTGTTCAGGGTAGTGCCGGCGGAACATCATCCGAATCATTTGGATATATGGCAGGGGGAAAGATAAATCCTTCAGATACTAACATTAATATAATCGACAAGTTTTCATTTGCAGATGAATCCACTGCTACTGATGTTGGCGATTTAGTGGATCCGAGTGCGTCCGTAGCAAGCCAACAGGCATAAAAAAAGATAAATAGTTAAAAATACACACAGAGAGTCGAATGAATGGCTAGAAAGAATTCTAATTTAATCACATCAGTTGGTGCTACTATCGCAGATAGATCTATTGGCATTGACAAATTGACTGTGGGCGGATTTACTCAACGCAGAGTAATGACTTCTGGTCAGACAGTAATTAGTGGTCTAGATGATATTCAGACCACAGATAGTTTCACAGAAGTTTATAAAAACGGTGTGCTTCTCAAGTTCACAACTGACTATAGTATTGATAATGCAAATCAGATTACTTTGGTTTCTGCCGCAGACTTGAATGACGAAATCACTATTCGTTCTGTAGTAGACAATATTGCAGCTATAATCACAGACGGATCAGTAACATCAGCTAAGATTGACGGCACAGTAGCATCAACAGGAAAGGCGATTGCTATGGCAATTGTATTTGGAGGTTAAATAAATGGCAGTAAATATTGTCAATGTAGCAAGTATT